ACCCCCTTTCTGCTAGAATTCGCGCCTCATGCGGAGAGGTGGATGAGCGGTTTAAGTCGCACGCCTGGAAAGCGTGTGTAGTTGAAAGACTACCGCGGGTTCGAATCCCGCCCTCTCCGCCAGCAACCTAGTAATGACGCGTCTTCGCAGAGATTACTTAAAATCTCCCATCAATTATCCAATCAATCGGACAGGCGATAAAAAGCCGCTCGAAAGCGGCCGATCAAGATGCCAATTTGCAGAATTGGCGGTGCGCTCTAGTGCCGTGTCGGCTTATCGATGCGAAGCTGATTCTCACCGACTACGACGCCGATCAGCGCGCGGTGGTGCTTTTCGTGGAGTTCGAGATATCTTTCTTCTTGCCTTGGCGATCCACGTTTTCCGGCTAGAAAGTTCCGCGCATCCTCTATGAACTCAGCAGTCTCTTCCAGGGTGAGGCCGACAAGAATCTCGCGGCCTTGCGCATCCGTGGTGATGTCGCCTGAGTGAATACGGCGCTCGTCATCGGTGAAAGTGAACATCAGGAAATGCTACTCCGAATGTTCCTGTTCCGCCACTTTGCAGTAGTGGCCCGCCACGCGCCCTGCAAAAGGCACTGCGGGCTTTCGATGGTTATTTGAAACGGCCCACTCATCGACTTACGACCGGCCGCTCTTGCTCACGCACCCAGCGGCAGGGCAGAACAAAACTATGCAGTAGCAGTTGCGCCGCGAGGGTTCCATCCTTCTTCTTGCCGGATCTCGTCGGCAGTGAGAATGTCGGCATCGCGGGCGATCTTCCAGGCGGCCCAGCGCTGAGCAGGATCGCCGCGTAGCAGTCCGGACAGATCAAGTTCAAGGCAATGCGATGATCGGTTCGCGGCACTGAAGACTGATCTGGTGAATTCAGATTCGATCTTCTTCACCCAGGGCGTCAAGGTGTTTGTGGCGAAGAACCGCACCAGTGTTTCGACATTCGCAAATGTGCCATGACTCAGGTCTCCGGCCATCGGTGGCGGAACATTAAACAGGCGCGCCAACTCTTCGACGGTGAATCTCCGGCTTGCAAGGAATTCGGCATCTTCCGGGCTGATGCTGATCTGTTCCCACTTCATACCCTGATCAAGTACCAGCGCCCTGGCGGCCTTGGTCGGTCCGGCAAACGAATTTCTGAAGTTGGTGGCCAGTTGGTCGCGTTGTTCCTGCGTCAGCTTTTGATCCAGTTGCAGGGCGCCGGAAGGGTTGATGCCGTTTCGATAGAGCTCGTTGGCGAAGGTTTGGATACTCAACCCTGCCTGCACCACCGATGCCGCGCGCTGAAGCCTTGAGCGGCCCAGCAGGCCATCATCACTACGGTCGCGTAGGTGGAATACCTCGCCCTGCAAAAGTCGCCTTGGCCGGCCTGTACCGCCGCCGATGGATGTCATCTCGACAACATCATAGGCAAGCCGACCATTCGGCAGTAGCTGCACGCTGCACCACTCCCATGGGATCGGTCGCAGTTCGGTCACAGCGCCGCGCGAATCGGTCACAATCTCTGCCAGGGCGTTGCCCCGGAGTAGCACACTCGCAATGACCCACTCCACCCAATCGGCCCAGGTCTGGTGCTGGTTTGGCCCGTTGGTGATCAGCGTTGCAAGAGGGTGTCCAGCATCGATTTCCCGGCCCTTGGCGAGCTTTCTATACACGTAGGCAGGTAAGGATGCCATCGCGCTGGATATCGCGCCTATGCAGGCCAAGACGGTAGATAGATTTTCCGCCATTCTCGGATTGACAATAGCAGTGCCGCCCAGATCGATGCCGCCGCGTAGCGCATCCCATGACACTTCCGCGGCACGCTCTTCAATGACCGGAGCAATGGCCAGCGGTGCGGGGTCGAACACGTCAGCAATGCGGCGAATTATTCCCATCGGATAACCCTGTATTGAGCGAGCAGCGCCTCGACGCCAAGCGGCAGCTTGTAGAAGTCGCCACCGACTTCGACGGCAGCGCGATTGTCGTATAGATGCGCGATCATCAGCAGCATCGCCTGCCTGATCGGTGCGGGCACGTTCGCAGCTTGGTCGCCATATCCTGCAATGAAGGTGATCGTCACGGCGTTGGCCTCGTTGCGCGTTACCGGCCATACCGTGCCATAGGCCGGCGCGATGCGGCCCGGATTAGTCACTGCATCAACCTTGTACGCCGATGCAGCGAGGGTTTGCTGTGCGCCGTTGCTGTCGATATAGGTGATGCTGGAAACGGACTGAAGCGGCGCCTTCGGCAGTTCCAGGATGCCGACCGGGAAGGCGTCGAGCACAAGTTCCCACGTCTGGGTCAAGCACACGCGGTTCGTGTGATTTTCCGCAAACATTCTTGCTGAAGTGATCAGCGCCTCGATCAGACTATCATCTGACGTGATGTCCGCAGACACGCGAATATGATTCTGCGCCTCTTCGAGTGTGATCGGTTCGGCGGGTGTGGACGGACTGCCAATACCTGCGGGAATGATCAGCTTCAGGCCCACTTGCATGTCTCCAGGTAGAGCTTGGCCAGCGTCAGCCGCGGTGCCTTCGAGCGCGCCGATACCGTGGTGTCCGGGTATGCCGGCCATGAGCTCACCACACTGATCTCGAAGAGGTCAATGGCGGTCAGGGTGCGCCGGTTGCCGGCCCAGGTCTCACCACCCTTGGGGACCATGAAGCCGAAGCTCATGCCGCCCAAGTCGCCACGTTCAGCCAGGGAGAGCATGTCCTTCGCGGGTTGCGTGTCGGGCATGTTGATCTCGAAGGCGAGGCCGGTGCTGTCTTCCGACAACTTCAAATGGCCTGAGGTGGTTCGCGCCAATATCTTTGTCGGGTCATGATCCACCATGGCGAGAATATCGCGCTTGCCCAGACTGCCGGCGAATGCACCCGGCGCGATTACCTCGATGAAGTCAGCAATGCGGGCTTCGCTGTTGAACTTGGCAGCGTAGCCCGAGAGCTTGCGATCTTTGGCGCGCAATTCGAGAATCGCGCGCTGTTCGAGCTGCATGATTACGGCGTCAGGTTGGTGCAGGCAGCGAATGAGCCGGCATGCCGGATTGCAACGTCAGCCGTCATCATGGCCCTGATCTGAACATTGCCCTTGCTGTACGCGGTGCTCTCGTAGGGATTGACGAGGATGTCCAACTCGCTCCAAAAACCGATCAACACGTCCGACCAGTTGCCGAAGATCAGCGGATCGCCTTCGGCCGGTGAGCCCAGCGTCAGCGGAACATTCTGAGTCGAAGCGAGCGGATAGCCGGCCAGTTCGTTCGGCGCTTCCATGATCATCCTGCTGTCGGTGCTGGCAGCGCGCAACGTCGAGCGCAACAAGCGCACCACGCCGGCCGAAGTGACAAATGCGCTGCCTTCGGCGTTGGCTGTTTCCACCAGCTCGATTAGCGTCAGAACCTCCGCCCAGGTCGGCGCGGCGCCCATACTGGTGGTCACGTTGAGACCAGACTGCAATACGCCACTCGGCTCGTTCGCTCCGCCGCCGTTGATGGCGACTCGGTCCAGCCCGCCAGCCAGTCCCGCAGCGAAGTCGCCGCGCAACAGTTGCTCGATATCAGGCGAACTCTGGAGCAACGTGTTACGCGAATATTCCGTGATCATGCCCGCATGCTTGGGCGTCATTTGCACTTTCGTCAGATCAGGATCGCCTGGCGTGAGCGCCGCATTATCGGCGATCCAAGCCGCCGTGGTGCCGGTGTTCAATTTCGGAATATCGACATTGCCAACGAGGCCGGAAAGCACGCGGGCGCCCAGGCGACGAGTCACCATCTTCGCGCGCAACATATCGATGTACTGATCGCCGCGCATATCGGTGGCGATGATGTTCGCGCCTTCGCCTGCGCCGGTAACGACGCGCTGCTCAAGCCGCTTGTGAAAGATGGACATCGGGATCGCAATGCCTTGGAAGGGGCGGCCGGCGCGCCGTGCGAGCTCTTGAGACAACTCACGCTCACGGCCACTATCAACCTGAGGCGCGATGTCCGGGATCATCGAACAGATCGCCTTGCGCAACGAGAAACCGCGCATGGCTTCGTCAAGGTGATCATCGCCACTGCCGGCCAGTTGCGTGCCCTGCATTCTGCGCTCGGCATCGTCGAGGACTTTCTGACGGCCCAGGGATTTTTCGACGCCTTCCAGGTCCGCCTTGAGAGTATCGAAGCGTGTGGCCTGTTCGGCAGACAGATCGCCAGCAGTGCCGGCGGGTTGTGTGGTGATGGCGCGCATTTCAGCAACGATCAGCGCGCGGCGTTCAGTTATATCGCGAAGGTTCATAGTATGCCTCTATTGACGAATTCGAGTAGATAGTGTAGCACTATTCTGGAATTCAAGCTGATAGCAACATGCTATTGGGCACTTCAAACTCGACTGTCTTCGGTTGCCGCCCATGTAGGCCGATGGCCATCACCAGCGCAACCATGCCGTCCACCCGTTCGGTGCTCTTGGCTTTGTCGATTTTGCGCGCGCCGGCCGGATCGATCTCTACCACGGCATTCCAGCAATTCCACGTCAGCACTGGGTGCGCGCCGTGGCATAGCTTGCGGTCAAGGATCGCCGCTTCCAGCGCATCGACGGCCGGCCCCATGTCCTTGAATCCCTGCCCCCAGGCGACGATAGGCACGTCAATGCCTTCGTCATTCATCAGCTTTTGTAAATCCTCAAGGCGCCAGCGGTCGAAGGCGATGCCGCGCAAGTCAAAAATGGAAGCGATCTGGGCAATACGCCGGATGATGGCGAGCTTATCCACGGCCCTGCCTGCTGGCGCCTCGATCAAGCCGTCCTTGAACCATTGCGGATATGGCACCTTGTCCATGCGTTCGCGTTCCGCAAGCCGATCACGCGGCACCCAGAAATACGGAAGTACAGCACCACCATCGTCACCGAAGTACAGCACCAATGCCGTCAAGTCGGTAGTGCTGCCCAGGTCAAGGCCGGCGGTGCATGGCTTCCCGCGCAAGGCTTCAATGCTGACTGTGCCAGCGCACGCATCCCATTCTGCCGACGGAATGAACCGGCTCTCAGCGCGTACCCTCTGATTCAAATGCAACAGCCGGAACGTCGGCTCACGCGCCGGGATGCGCTGCGCCTGCATGGCAGCGGATCGCATCGCATCGATTGAGCAGAACGTGCCGAGAGCCGGATTGCAGGCGTGCCAGGTCGCTTCATCCCAGGGATCAGCATCATCCGGCGCCGTGAATATGACGGGCAGGAATGCCGGGTCATCTATCACGCCGTCACGTACCTGCATGCCGTAGTCCACCAGCTCAGACATGATGCTGTGCGGGTCGCTGGATTGTGTCGATATGACAATACCAATCGGTTCGGCACGCGCCGCAGTAGATGTTGCGAGCACGTCAAATAACTTCCGGTCCGGAGCCTGCGCCAGTTCGTCGTAAATCCAGCACGATGCCGATAGGCCATGTTTCGTCTTTGCATCCGACGACAAGGCCAGGTAGGTACTGCCAGTCTCGATATCCTCGAAGCTCTTGGTAAAGTCGCGGGTGATGATGCGCTCTTCCAGCGCCGGCACCTGGTTGATGATGGCCTTCATCTCGTTGAAGATCAGCGCCGCCTGCGCGCGATCTGCCGCCGCAGATACGACTTGTCCGCGCTGCTCGGCTTCCGGCCCTACCAGATGCACCAGGGCAAGCGCCGCAGTCAAGGCAGTTTTGCCTTGCTTCCTTGGCATTGTGATCAGCGCCTGACGCACCACGCGCCGGCCATCGGCATCAACTCGATAGATGCCCCGGAGAATATCGAGCTGCCAGGCTTGGAGCTTGAACTTAGTTCCAGCCAACACCCCCGAAGTGATCGGCAGCGATTCAATGAACAGCACCACCGCCTCGAATCGAGACAAGCCTTTTTTTTCCCATGCCTTTCGCCGGGCACGTTTTTCCGGCTCGGTGTTCGGCTTGGCCTTTGGCTTTGCGCCTGGTCCTCGCAGGCCCATTACAAACTCTTCTTGGGCTTGGCTTCCCGAGCACGGCGAATTTTGCGCTTCAACTTACCCGCGGCAGACGGGTCTTTTTTCTTCAGTGCATCGATTCGCTGTCTGTCTTTTGTTAGCATGATCCATTTCTTTCTAACGCGTTTAGAACTAACTCTGTTCGGTGGCATACGGTCGGTCTAGACGCGTCAGCCCTGAGAGATTTTTTATTCATTGGTGCCACCAATGGCGCGGATCGAGCGGCCTTCCAAGCGCATCACAGCCCTTTGTGCGCCCGCTTTTCTCCAGCACCTGCTTGTAGGAGTCATGGCACGCCTTCGACAGCGCCTGCCAGTTGCTCATGTCCCAGAATATTTTCGGATCGCCGCGATGCGGTACTCGATGGTCAACCACCTCGCTCGGCGTAACGCGCTTCCTGCCGTCGTCGCAGTGCGGACACTGGCATAGTGGATGATCACGCAAGAATGCCTTGCGCGCTTTCTGCCACCTGTATCCATAGAGCCCAGCCATCATTCATCCTCCTCGCCATCAATTCGGAACACCCCCTCGACGCCTCCGCCAACATTTGCATCGAAGAGCACCCGTATCTCTGCCCGTGCCCGATCAACAGTAGCCAGGGCGGACAGCACCACCTCGTCGGCATCGATTCGTCTTGAGGCGCATGCTGCGCAAGCGATGGCAAACGCCTTACGCGCATCCAGCAAGAAAGCATCAGCAGCGGCAAGCCGCGCGCATAACTTCTTCTGGGTCGGAGTCTGGCCTGGCCACGCTTTCATGACTGCACCGCCATGGACGTATCGCCCTCGCCCTGATCGCTTGCTGGCGAGGCGCATATCGAGCCGGAAGGGCATTCGCGCGATAGTTCCGCGATCAGTTCGACTTGGTACTGCCGGACAATCGGCAAGTAACGATCGATCGCCAGTTGATCGCCAGTGAGTCGAAGTCTTCCGCTTGGCGTCAGCGAAAAGGTCGCGCCATTTTTTTTTGCCTGCATGATCAAGTCGAATGTCTTCATGCACGCCTCGCTTCAAGGTGCGCTTGCACTCTGCCGGCATGTTGGCCATTGCCCAATCGAGCCGCTTCGAGTTTGTCGAGGTAGGATTGCAGACGATCAGACTCTGCAATAATTCCCCTACATGGCATTAATTCAATATCCCCAGATTTGGGGGGCGGGCTAGCCGTAAATTTGGGGGTTGTAGAGGTTGTCCATTCACCATTTTTGCGGCTGTCAGTCCTCAAATTTGGGGGTGGCGTTTTTTTATCCTTATGCTGCCAATTCCGCCACGCGCATGGCTGGAAGCCATCAACGAAAATGTCTTGCCTGTTCGTAATGGAGAGCCAGGTAACGGCGTATTGAGCGGCACCTTGATGGAAGCCACCAGAACGGGTGCGGTAAATCATGCCGTGGGCGATCAATTCCTTGACACAGCGGCTGATCGTATTCTCACTGAAGCCGAAGCCTTGCAAGTAGCTGTGAGTCGCCTGCAAATGGCCGTTATTGCCCTTAGTCAGTTGCCGGGTGAGCAGGACCAGCAAGGAGCGCGCTGAGAACGTCAAATCGGCGTATGCAGGGCTATCTATCACGCGCCACTCGGTCGCCGCGTATGGATGTTTTGTCGAAGTCTTGGGCCTATCCACTTGGCGCTGTCGCCGGGCCTCATTCTGATCGATGCCCATCTGACGGCCTCAGGCGGCTATCCGCGCCAAGGCAGCGCGCAACTCGGCAACCTGCCAGGCTGCAATCCTCTCGCCGATTTTCTTCGGTGCAGGCAGCGCGCCAGATTTAGCGCGGCGCCAGACCGTTGCCGGCGCAATTCCGAACAGGATGCAAACGGTCGGCAACCTCACGAATGCGGTGCCGGGTAGCGCGTCAAAGTTGGTGAGACTATCGGGCGGAGTCGCCCTCGTGGATTTCGATTCTTGCTTCATCGTGTCGCCTCTCAAAAGAAGGGTGCGACACGAAGACTATCCCTGCTATTCTATGATAGGTCAAAAAGAGGCGGAAACAATTAGGCCGAATTACTTCCGATTTCGCTCGGGATTGATGCGTGCAAGAGCAGCGTTCACAAAGCGAGGTGATGCGCGGAATGTCTCGCCGCTCGCCTTATGCGCCGTGTGGGCGCGATAGATAACAGCTTGCCTCTTGCGTCTTTCTTCTTCGGTGCCAGCGTCCTCACGCACCATTGCCGACACGGCGGCATCCTTTTTGATTCCGTGTTTCTCGATCAGCACTCCGACAACGCCGACTAGCAGCATCAAATGCGGGTCAACTGGTCGGCCGCGCCGCGGACCTTGATGCGCCAAGCGAATCTGGCTCCTGACGTGGTCTATCACGTCGAGCAGTTGGCGTCTCTGCGAATCAGTCAGCGTGCCGCGATTGAGTGCGGCATCGAGTGTGTTCAAGGAAATTAGGTCCGCGCCATCGCGGCCCATCACAGGCAGACAGTCCCACGTCGCGGACGCTGGCTTGCGCTTCTTGCTCATCGCGCCGCCCGTTTGATCGGTACTACGGCGCCGGCCTGTATCGGCTTGCTGCAATACCTTGCCCAATCTGCCATCAACTTCGTGCGCTTCATGAGTAGATCGCCGCGCCGGTAAGCGGCCTCGACCTTGCTGTCAATCGCATGTGCCAAGGCCATCTCACACACGTCACGCGGATATGCCGTGGACTCTGAGCACCAGTCTCTGAATGTTGATCTGAATCCGTGCGCGGTAATGTCTCTGCGTTCCATGCGCCGCAAGACGGCGGTCATACTCATGTCGGATATTGGCCTGCCTTCCTTCATGCCCGGAAAAACGAGCTCACCTAGTTGGCATTTCTGCATCTTCTTGACCACTGCCAGCGCCGCATCAGACAGCGGAACACGATGTTCCTTTTTGGCCTTCATGCGACTTGCCGGTATCACCCAGGTTTTGCCCTGCATGTCGATCTCCGCCCAGGTGGCGCCGCGTACCTCGCCTGATCTGGCAGCGCACAGAATGGCAAACTCCAGGGCGGCGGCGCCGATGCCTTCCTGCTTGCGTAGATCGGCCATGAAGGCGCCCATTTCAGCGAAGGGCAGGGCGGCCAGGTGTTCGACTTCCTTGGATGGCTTCGCCAACAGCTTGTCGAGGTGGCCTTTCCATCTTGCCGGATTGTCGCCAGATCGATAGCCGCGAACCGTCGCCCAATCGAGGACGGATTCAATGCGGCCGCGTAACCGGGTTGCGGTTTCTGTTTTTTCCTTCCAGATCGGTTCGAGGATTGCCAGCACGCGCTCCATATCGACCGACGCCACGTTCATATCGCCGATGATCGGGCCTGCGTAGGTCTCCAGCGTTGAGCGCCACTGTGCCCGGTGTTTGGGATTTTTCCAGCCGTCGCCATGGGCATCGAGATAGCCGTCAACACACTGCTGAAACGTCATGCGCTTGGCTTTGGTCGCCATGCGAATGTCCTTCAATTCGCGCTTGGCCTCTATCGGGTCAATCCCTTGCAGGATCAGCTTACGCTGCGTCCTGGCCTTGTCCCTGGCCTCGGCTAGCGTCAGGTCGCCATAGGAGCCCAGGCCCATGTCACGGCGCTTTCCGTCGAGGCTGGAATAACGTAGAATCCACGAGCTTTTTGCACCGTGGCAATGGAGATACAGGCCGGGCGGGTCGCCAACAGCATGCATACCCGGTTGCTTTGTGAGTTTGCTTACTGACTTCTCCGCCATCGTTGCTTTGATCCGTCCCATCACCTATCCCCTCAATTAGCGTGAGACTGGATGATATGACGTGATGCGTTAAGGTGCAACGAGTATTTATTATGTAATACGAATCAATAGCTTACGGTATCGCCTGATACACTATGAATTCGATTCCGGCGGACGCCCTCTCCGCCAG